TCCACGTTTCTAATTTTCTTGAAAATATAGTATCTATTTAAAAAGGATATTTGCTTTTCTTCTGGAGTCATATTTATAGCAGATCTAACATTAGATTTCATATATTTATTTTTCTTTATTTCTTGTTCCATATTATTATACATTGTTTCAAATAAAGCCGAACCGTCTGGTAAATTCATAGCATTTGCTTCTTCTTCTGTTATGATTGTAAATCCATAATTTTCCATAATTCTTTTTAAGAAAGTAATTTGAACCAAATATTCTTTAAATGTTTTATTAATACTTTCTTGATAAACATCAATAGGATAATTTAAGCTTAGATGGTCATCGGGGAGACTTGTTTCATCATATCGTTTTGTAATTTCAAATATCTTTTTTCCATTTTTCATAATGGTGTATGGTTCTCCATTTTTTTTATTTTTGAGTAATTTAAATACTTTGTCTCCGTCATAACCAGTAGCAATAAAATGTCCTCCTAGTTTGGTACATTCCGCTATATTTCTTAAAAATCCGTGTAATGATTCTTTTTTTTCAAAGAAATAATGAATAGAGAATTGGCACGAACTTACATTAAATCCATTTTCTCCAATACCATATTGTTTATAAACTCCTTTACCAAGTAATAATTCATTTTTAGGACCATTTCCAAATACACAAGCAGCCACTTGTTTTTCTTTTTCAGTTTCAAAACATTTACCTTCTCTGATATTTTCCATACTATCTCCATTCACAAAAAGAGCAGCAGGCATTTTGTCATATTTCTTTTTTAGATTAAGATATCTAGAACATGCCCCATCATTACGATTATAAATATTATCCTTTGAAACATCAATACCAAATACAAACTTCAATTTTGAATGTCTCCATTTTTCCAGGTCTCCAGCTTTTCCAACACTATAATCAATCAAAATATCATTTGGTGAAGATACTTCTTGAATTAATTTAGATTTGATATATAAATTATGAAAGTCTCTTAAGGATTGAGTGTTTGTTTCCAAATTATTATTTCTATTATAATAAACTTCCTCATTTACATTTGTAGGTATATCTTCTCCTGTGCTTATCATTGTTTCAGTAACAGGATTATGAATAGAATACCAATTATTATTCGCAACATGGAAAGCATTACCATAATTTTTCATACCATTTCTTAATTCACTTGTTTTATCATAACGAACACGAATTGGAACCCAATTCCACAATCTATCGTTTTGCTTTTCATATTTAAACTCAACAATCATATTCTCTTCAAACTCTTCACCTTCTTCTGTAGTCATGTAAGTATTTGCTCCATTATCTTTAAGATAAATATTACAAAGATGGGCCTCGTCATCAGACGGACTTGTGGGATAAAAAGGAACGGGTTTATAAGTATTATTATCTTCAATATTACTTTTGTGTTCAATCTTATCATCATAAATATCTTGACAAGGATTAATATAACCATGCTTTCTTTCATCATATCCACATCTCAAAATGAGTGTTTTGTATTGTAAAATATTTTGAACACCTTCATTATTAGAACCATCTTGATAAATGTTACGAATTAAATCTTTACCAGATTCATCTTTTTTTACAGAAACAAGAAAGTCAATAGTATTAAATTCAGGTGGTTTCCATTTCATTGAATAAGACCAACTGATTTTAGATTTAATATCCATTTTTTGTTCTGGACTAGATGCACCAACAAATAAATTAGAAGGAGTGAAAATTAATCCATCTGTTTCATATTCATAAGCGTCATCTTTAATATCAGACAAGATCATGGAACAGCCTTGAAATATACTTTTGTTTGTATTTCCAACATGAAACTGTTTCATTTTGACACGAAATTCAACAGGTCTTTTATCTTTAGGAACAACCTCTGTTTTATTGTTAAAATCCAAAACGGAAAATGGTTTTAATACTGAAATAAATTCACTTAATATATACATTCTAGAAATTGCAGGCTTTTGATTTTCGTCTTCATGTTCATGTTCAATATAAAATGGATAATTCATAAAATTTTTATTATTTACAAAATATACATCAAATGCAGCAAACAATTGTATAGGGTGTCCATGTTTATTAACTTTAATATATTCTCCATCAATAATACTATTGAAAATACTTTTTTCTTTTGTAAATGTTCCAGTAAATAGAACATTCATATTTGTATCAATTAAATAAATTTTACCATTTTCGTTAATATACATCAAATATCTTTCACCATCAGCTTTTTCAGTAACAGTATAATTTTCTCTTATATTAGGAACATTTGTGTTTTTACTATCTTCAATAATATTTTCAGTTTGCAATGTGGAAGAGCTAGGACCAATAAAATGTTTTGAAATAACCTTATTAATTCCATGCTCTTCTCCATGAATAGTGGTCATATAATTTTGTAAAATAATGTTTTGTTCTGAATAAGATATAGGAAATTTTGTTTTTTGAAGACCACTCATGATAATACGAATACATTTTTTCATGGTTTTTAACAAATATTCAGGATTTTTATATACTATATCTGTTCCAACACGATTATTATCAATTTCTAATTCAATTTCATATTCTTCTGGATTTTGAAAAAGATTAGATTCTTGAATAGTATATTTTGGAATAGGAGTTCTCTTTGTCTTAGAAGAGTTTTTCACAATACTTATATCAACAAAAACAGGGTAATCAGTATGATAGAAACGAACACGATTTAAACAACGAAATATTTTGAGGGAATCTTCCCATTTTGAAATAATATTTCTTGCGAGTGGAGTATGAACATGAAAATCTTGTTCAGTTTGAAAAGAAACACGAAAATTAAAATCTTCCATATCTAGCTTTTCAATACGCTTATTATCTTTATCATATGCAGGAATCTTTTGTGTAAATTTTAGTTTTTGAAATGTAGTTGAAGGAACATCAAGAACTTTTTGAATGCTATTTGTTTTACAGTATTCTTCAATTAGATCAGAACCATTTATTTCAGCACGAATATTAGAAATTTTTGTAATTCCAGTCTTAGGGTCAGTAAATTGATTTTGAATTCTTAGCATTTGCAAACCCTCACTATTTTCAGTTTGAAATCCACAACTATATAAATATTTAACTACATTTAAGTAATCAATTTTAGTTATAGGCTTAGAAACACGAGGATTTGTTCCAAAACGAACTTCTAATTCGCTTGTTCTATTTTTATTCTTTAATAATGGATTGCTTTCTAAATATTGTTTTATAATTTGTAAAAAACTTCCATTATCTTCTTGAGTAGTTTTTTGTTCCGTGTTCATTATAATAATATATATAGTATTTTATATATTATTTTAAGCATCAATTTTTTAATACCAGCTTAGACTTTCTGTAATATAATCATATAAATCTTGTTTTTTCATATTGGGAATGTCTTCCAACTTCATTCTATATGCAATTTCTTGTAGGTCTGTAACTTTATAACTAGAAACAGCTTTAATAGGTCTTAACCAACTATCTAAACAATAATTGTCTGTTTCTATTTTTACAGTTTCCTGTAAGGTAAGTGGTTCTAACTTAAGGCTATATTTATTATATCGTTGAAGTTTAATTAAAAAATAAGGATTCTCTTTATTTGTTACAAAAGATAGATAAGATGGTTTTTCATCATGAAGAATATATATGTTTATTTTGTGCATAAAACACAACGCATAAAAGTTATAAAAATTAGTATCATTCACATGTGTATTGAAATCACTCATAATATCTTCAAGTAAGGATTTGGTAATTTTGATAGTAGATGTTTGTTTGAATTCTTGGTAATTAGTTTTAATAAATTTACTTGCTTCCTGTTTCACTTCAATTTCTTTTACACCATAATTTCTTATTACACTTGTATATTCTCCATAACCAAAAGCACAAATAAAAAAACACCAAAACAAACTATCTTTCTGTTTAGGACTAATATATTCATCACGCTTTTTTATTGGTTTTACTTGTTCAAATACTTCATTCGTTACACCAGTATAATAATATTTTGTAAAATCTTGTAGCTGAAATAAAATATTTTTGTCGTTATTAAAAAATATTTTATCGTATATAACTTCCATTTCCTTATGTTAAACTGATGTTACCTTTATTACCTTTTAAATTAAAATATGTATTTTTGAACTGCTCCTTCTGTGTCTCAAGAGAACTTAAGTTTGACTCTTGTTCTTGAATATAGCTTAAATATTTACCAATTTTTTCTAATATATCTGACTCTAAATAAGACATGTTAATAAATATACCACTCTTATTTTCATTTACTTTAATGTCATTTTCTAAAAATATTTTTAAAATTTCAATTTGATGCGTTTTACTTAAACTTTCAATTTTCTCTTTTAGAAATTCTAAATCTTGCGTATTGTCCATTATTTATAATAATTTTATTGATTTATATGTTTATATCATTTTTTAGTATAGACATATGGAATTTATAGAAGATACTTTAATATATAAAAAAAGATACATTCATCAACAATTGATTACAGATTATTCTAAAACATATTTAATTACTAAACTTGAAAAAAAAGAAACTTCTTTTGGGACTTCATATTTAGCAATACTAGATAATAGTGACCAATATGAACTAGCTTTTACTGAATATAATACTGGAAAAACATTTGTTTATGCAGAAAAATATGAAATGATTTGTATTTGTTGTTAGTCTTCCTCTAGATTTTCTTCTAGATTAATTTTAGGTTTCATTTTTCTATCTTCATTTTCAACTATTTGTTCAATTAATCTTGCAATAATACAGATATATGGGTCATTTAGTTCAAAACGAACTCCAATTGTGCTAACTCTAATTTTCATATTTTCTTTAATATTTAAAAATTTCTTATCGTTATAATGATGGTCTCTTGCAGCAAATATTGTTAAAGGCATATTTCCCTCATTATCTACTACTTCTGCGTGGATTCCTGCCTTTGTAATAGTCTTTACTGTGCAATCAATTATCATTCCTTCTACAGGATGACAAATATAACACTCAAATACGACTTGGAATTCAATAAATTCACCATTTACATTTCCAGATGAGTATGATATGATTTTACTAGATTTTGGGCGTATATATCCTTCTGCGTTACATTTTCCTTCAACTTTACTAGCAAGTGCCTTTTCTAGATTTTGCTTGAGCATAGAACCAACCTGTTTTATATGAAGTCCAATTTTCATTGTTAAAACTGATTGAGTATAAACTCCGTAAACTTTCTTTTTATCTTGATTCATCTCTATAACAAACCCTTATATATTTTTATATAATTTTATAACAATATATCAATTTTTTAAATGTTTTACATATTTTTAATTTCACTAATAAGAGCCTTTTCTTGTGTTAAGAAATAGTTTTTGTTTGTATTAGCGTCGTTATAAAATCTAGATAATATTTCTACAATAACACATAATCCAGGTTTAAAAATATCAGCAATTTCATTATCGGTATATTTTCTTTTATAATCTTTATTTTCAACATATGGGTATTCATCTAATAAAATATTTAATTTTTTAAGAATTTCTGATTTTCCCAATATACTAATCTTTGCACCTTTATTATTTTTAGATTTTATATCAAGTGCTTTTAATTTATACACAACAGCTTTTTCTTTATTATCATATTCATTGAATCCTACTACCTTTCCTAGTGTAGATTTGTTGTATTGATATTTGTTGACAATTGTTTCTTCAAACCCCTTCGCATCTAGTGGTTCTCCTTCAACCCAAAAAGTATCTTGATATTTCTTTACGAAAATAAATAAGTCTTCTTTTTTATCAGTAATATCAGTAAGTAAGAATCCTTGTTGAATACCATTATCAAGAACATTGTCATAGAAATATGATTTAAAATGTTTAATTGTAGAATTATTTTCATCTATATTTATAATTTTACTATGAAAGTAGTTTAATAAAAATAATTTTTCTTCAAAGGGTAATGTTTCAATAAAATGTTCAACAAAATATTTTTCTAGTAAGGTTTCATTAATAAAATGATTATTTTTAAGTAAATAATGCACTCTTCCATAATGAATATACCAGTCTTTTTCTGCTGTTTTTAACGCAAGACTTTCAAAACCTTTATTATCAAGTTCATTTGAATTATAATGAGTTGTATTGACTAATTCTTTTTTAATTTTCTTTAATTGTACTTCTTCCTCAGAAGTAAGGTTTATTAATCTAGATTCAAGGTCTTCTTTGGTTCTCAAATGTTCTCGTATTTTCAAATTCTTACCCTTTTGAATATTAATAGTATTTGCTTTTGATTTTAATTTATCTTCAATGAGTTTATATTTCTTTTCTATTTTTGTAGATTCGTCTTCTATAGGTTGAGAACTAATAATTTGTTTTTGTTCATTTATTTCTTGTATTTGCTGTGTTTTATTATTGTCAGTTTTTAATTCAGTTACTTTTTCAGGTAATTGTAACAATAATTTTTCTTGTTTATAATCTAATGGTGTGCTTCTTTCATAAATAGATAAGTTTTGATCATTAATTTCATTAGGTTGGAAAGCATAATATTCATCTGCATTAATCAAGTATCCACTTCTTCCGTATTTATCAACAAGGTGGTCTTTTTTGTTTTCAACAAATATAGATAATGCAAAATAAATATGTTCATCAGGATAACTATTTTTTATTTTAATTAATCTCATTAATTCATCTTTCTTATAAAAAGATTGTTCTCTAAAGAGTTGTCTTACTCGTTTTACAATAGATGCGTAATTCATTTTTGCGAAGTTATTGGAATAATTATTATAATTAATATCATCTTCTGTAATAGTTGCATCAGGTTTGCATTTATATTCGCAATTTTCCATATAATCACATACATTAGAAAAGGGTTTGTCTCCAATTTTAAATGGTATTTTAATATTACTGGCTAAGGATATTTCAATATCTTTATTAGCAGCAAAGGAAACTAGTTTATCTACGGTAAAATTGGTTTGTTCAATATTTAATAAACAATCTACACTTGTTTCTTTCATAACTCTACTTACCTTTCCAATTAATTTGGATTTCTTTTCTGCAAATCTATAAACATACATATCTGCAGGTTCATCTTCGTCTTCCGTTTTTGTTCCATGTAAATAAATTTCAACATTTCTTTCTTCAAAAGGAAGACCACAATGACTAAGATTTCTAACTCCTCTACCAATAATTTGTTCAAGACGATTTAAATTATACCAAGGATCTAAAATATGAATTTGTCTTATAAATTTAAAATCAATACCTTCAGCTGCAGCTTTTGTAATTAAAATAACTTTAACATCTTCACCATATTTATTATTTGGATTCGTTACATACTTAACATCTTCAAGATTGTTGGGAGAATATTTTTTATCACCAGTAATCATTACATACTTTGCTTGTTTAAATGTGGCTTTAGGGTCATCTTTTAGTAAATCATCCTTGGTTTTCATAGTTAATGCATCAATAGGTTTTGTATCCGTATTTTTAAACAAAGGTTTTGTATAACTAGCACTACCATATCTTGTAAAACCCATTTCTTCAAGAGCTAATGCAATAGGAACAACTCCACCATCAATATAAAAGGAATAAATAATAACGGGTCCTTTTGATTTTTTTATAACATTACATATTTGATGTATTTTGGAGCTATATTTTTGCAAGTTATCAAGATGAAAAATATTTCCGTATTTTTCTTTAATTTCTGGTTTATATTCATAATCATATCTAAGTTCATTAGGTTTATATGCAGTTTCATAAGTCATAATTCTAGATAAACCACTTTTTCCAACCATAGAAGATAATAGTTTTTCATCAGCTTGTGTGCTATCTTCTAAAGCGTCAAATTTATCATTAGGGAATACAATATTTAAACTTTCAAGAGGTTCTTTTAATAAAACATAACCAAAAGATTCCATGTTCTCAAATGTAGGAATATTTTTACTGGACTCGTTCAAAGGTAATGACTCAGAATTATTTTGAAAATTTTTAATAATTTGATTATAGACTTTATTTTGATAATCTCCAATAGTATTCATATAAACAGGTAAATTTTCAATAGGGTTCTCAATTTCTTTTTTATTTAATTGTGTTTTATAATAATTAGTTGTATCTAATACTCTTTCTTTATCAAATTCATCGGGATAAACTCTAAAAGGGAAACTGTATGGGTTTTCTCCACGAATAAAACTAACATATCCAGTTAATTTTCTGGACAATAGTTCTTCTCCAGATTCAATATTATTTTCAAAATCAGGTTCTCTGAATTCACCATCTTTATTAAATACTTGTTCTTCTTTAATTGTGCTTCTGTTATCAACAGTATTAAGTAAATTCGTAAGCCAAATGATTTCTTTATAACTATTATACATGGGTGTAGCAGATAACATAAGAAGTCTAGTATTTTCTGCTTTTTGACATATTTGCATTAATAAGGTTGCAGTTTTCTTGGATTCTTTATTGTCTTGTAAAATTCTTAAATTATGAATCTCATCAACAATAATTAAACGGTTATTAAAAGTTTGTTTAATTTTTTGAAGTTCCATATTTTTCTGTTGCTCAATAGTTAAACCATCACTAGGAACTTGTATTTTTTTCTTTATAAAATTACCAAGTTCTCTATAGCCCATAAAAATATAGTATTGATTGATTAACTGATTAATTTGCGATATAATTTTTTCTCTAGATAAATCTAATGTTCTGGAAGGGTTTATTTCACTTAGTAAAGAATTACCAACACATGTATTTAAATTCCATACACCATTTTCAAATTTCAACTTTCTATCATCAAAAAGTTGTAATCTAAAATTGTTTTGCACATTAGGAGATGCAATAATCATAATTCTTTGATTAATTTGAACTTGTTTCATATAGTTTCTCATTTCTTCAGCAATACCAATAGCAGAACAAGTCTTTCCGGTTCCAAGACCATGATAAAGTAGTAATGAATTATAAGGAGTTTCTAAAGAAAGGAAATTTTTAACAAAAATTTGATGAGGCATTAGTTCAAATTCTTTATTACAAAAGGCCTCGGCGGTTTCCTTGATATCTTTAATTTCTCCATCAAATTTGGTTTCATTAAATTCTTGATGTTGAGCAATCTTAATATTAAAGTTAGAATCGTCTAATAAAGGATATAAATCATTAGATTCCGGTTGTAGTTGTATATTTTGGTTCTCAATTTTTTCTTTATCAAATAAAAAGTCATTATATTCTTTAGACTCTTTATCTGGTTGAGAATATATTTTATCTTGTAATTCTTTTTCTTGTGCTGTTAATTCAATATCAAGGTCAGGATAGGGTTCATTATTTTGTATATCAGTAATTATATTTTCATCTAATTTTTCTTCTTCAACAGGCTGATTATCTTCTTCTATTTCTTGTTCAACCTCATTATTAATTTGTTGATTTTCAGCATTATCTTCAGGAGTAATATCTTCTTCTTTTTCTTCTTCTACGGGTTCATCTATTTGTTCAGTTTCTTCAGCACTTTCTTGATTTGTAATTTTATTCAACTCATTTTGAAGAAGTGCAACTTGAATAACAAGTTCATCTCCTAAATCACCATATTTAGCTTTAAAATCACTATTATTATTTTTTAATTCTTTTTCTAGTTCTACTATTTGTTTCTTAAGTTCTTTATCTTTTTGTTTTTTAAGTTCTTTTACATGTTCAATATTAGCATTTAGAGTAGAAACAAGAGATTCTCCGTAGTCTTTATTTTTTCTTTGAACTACAACTAATGTTAAACCATTAAGTTGTATAAATAATTTGGGAACACATTTATTAAATGTAGAAGATTTTGGGTTAAGGTCGCATCTAGCTTTTTTACATCTAGGTCTTTTTCCGTTACTATCAGGTTTGCAATCTTGAAATTCATCTTCTTCTCTTTCACCTGTATATAAATTAGGTTCTTGAACTTCAATAGGCTGAAATTGTATAACATTTTGAATAGCATCTTGAATTATATTATTTTTTTTTGTTTTATTGCTATTAGGTTTATTTTTCTTTTGTTTCAATGACATATATTATACGGTATATAATATATAAATATTATTTAACTGTAAAAAAAGCGATAGTTATTTAAAGTTTTATTAATTTTAGATAGCATTCTTTTTTTTTCTAAATTGTAAGAACGGATCATTTTGTTACAATCATCAAAATTAAACCATTGCATGTCACTTACTTCACTAGTTTGATAAGATTCCATCTTGACAGATGTTGAATTTCTACAGAAAGCAACATAATATTTATGTTTATAAGATTTATAATTAGAACCAGTAAATACTTCTTCAAAAGGTAATATATTTTGTATATTACTTAAATAATTAGTGTGTATTCCAGTTTCTTCAGTAAATTCTCGTAAAGCACATGCAAAATCCTTTTCTTGAAAGTTTCTTCTTCCTTTTGGAAATCCCCATTCAGGTTCATTCCATATATGTTTTTTATTACTTTCTTCAATTAAAGATTGTAAATCATATTGTTTTACACCATCAGTATAAACACCTTCTTTCAATATATTATATTTTTCTTGACTAGAAACTTCTTCAGATTTGTATTGTGAAGATAACTTTTCTTTACCCCAAATACGATACCATAAATCAAGAAAAGAGTTTTCTAATAAAGATTTTTTTTCATCAAATGTCATTTGATTTAGCATATTAAGTATATAAGATTTATTATTAATAGAATATTTACCTCTCATAAAATCAATAAATCCTAATGTATCTTTTCTTCTTATCATTAAATATTGTATTTGCTTATTAAAAATACGGAAAACAATAAAACCAATACTAATAATGGGTAATTTGCATTGGTTATATAAATGTCCTACTTTCCCGCAATTATTACAATAATAATCATTCATTCTTCTAAAATAAATTAACTTATCTTTATATAATTATTTATTTATGAATTTTGAACCAGAGATTTGGGGACCTCATTATTGGTTTTTTCTACATACTGTTGCAGAATCTTATCCATTGCACCCAACAAGTGTTACTAAAAAAAAATATTATGATTTACTTATAAATTTTCCATTATTTATTCCAAATCAAGACATTGGAAATAAGTTTAGCCAATTATTAGATAAATATCCTGTATCTCCATATTTAGATTCCAGAGAGTCATTTGTGCGATGGGTGCATTTTATACATAATAAATTAAATATTCAGTTAGGAAAAGAAGAGTTGTCAATGCCTGTAGCTTTAGAAAAATATAGAAATTTATATAAACCCAAAAAGATATTACTAAGAGAAACAATATTAACTAGAAAGCATATTATTCATTTTATATTTATTGTGTTATTATTATTTATCATTTACTTATTGTACAAATAATATTCTAATAATATTTTAATAATGAGATTTGAATTAGTGATTTTAATAGTGACAGGATTAGTTATAGGAAACATATACACTGAAGGAAAATATATAAAATATGTCTTATCAAAAAAGAAGTATTTACAAATGGGTGGTGTAGGTTTTGCGGGTTTATTAGTTATCTATTTATTTAAAAAAAATCCTACTCACGCAAAAGAAATAGTAAATGCATCAAATGAGTATTTCAAATATTTACCAATTGATAAAAATACCTCAGATATGATTAGTCCCATTTTAGATTTTACAAGTAAAAATAATTTTGCAAATGATCCAAATTATAATCAGCAAATTTTAGGTATGACAAATGAACAAAGACAAGCAGAAAGAATAAAACAATCAGGAAAAAAGGGAGTAAAACGTTCAGTAAGTGAAACAAAAAAGAAATATGTAGCGGCTGGTCAAAACTGGAAATGCACTAACTGCAAAAAACAATTAAATGCATGGTTTGAGGTAGATCATGTTGTAAGATTAGAAAACGGTGGCTCAAATAATGTAGATAATTTAGTAGCATTGTGTAGAGAATGTCATGGAGAAAAAACCGCTAAGGAAAATATGTCAAAATACTTGTAAAAATATAATATACTAATTTTATATAATTTAAATGGCAGATGAAAAAACAGGCTTTAAACTAGATTATATAAAATATTCATTAATGCTTTTAACCATTATACTAATACCTATTATGTTTGAATTTGCTCTAAAAAATAAAAATATTTTTGATAAAACATACGGTATTATCATTTTTTTAGTTTTTATACCTTTACTTTGCATACTTGGATATGAATATTTTTTCTTGAAAAAACCAGATACACAAAGAATCACCAATTATTTACTATTATTTGTATTGGTAACAGTATTAGTAAGTGTTTTTTATTCTCAATTAGCAATGTATAGTTCAACTTTTACTTATATTAGTTACTTCTTTTTAGGTTTATCTATTTTAATCTTACTAGTAGGACTAGCAATTATATTTTTCAGCTTTTCTAATTATTTTAAATCCTTAGAAGGAACTCCATCATTCATATCCTATTTTATATTTTATATTCCTTGTCTAATATTAGATTTTGTTAAGTATGTAATTAAAGAATTTCAATTAACCACTAAACCAATTTACATATTATTGGTATTAGAAGTATTATTAATATTAGCATATGTATATTTTCCCAAATTATTTGAACAAATTTCTAAAAAAGAGGGGGTTCCTGTAATTGAAGAATCAGTATTTTTAGACCAAGAAAATTCTTTTTCTTTAAATGAAGAAGCAAAATTAGATTTAACAAAGCAAGTAAAAAATATTTATACAGGACAGGATATTGTAAAAAGCAATAGATTAAATTATTCTTTATCAATGTGGCTTTATATTAATAATTATGACCATATTGATACTGATAATATAGAAGAAACAAATATTTTTAATTTTAATAATGGACTACCAAAATTAACATTAGCAAACAGTAATGCGGAATCAAGTAAAATATATGCTTACTATACAAATGCCAATACAGATGAACAGCCATTAGAAGTATTAATACCTTACCAAAAATGGAACAATATAGTCTTTAATTATTTTTCAACACATGTTGATATATTTATTAATGGAAATTTAGAAAAATCAATTAGTCTGAATGAAGAAAACTTTCCTATTTACAACAACAGTGAGTATCCTATATCAAATGAAGTAATTACAGGAGGAAATAGAGAAATAACAGGTGCAATATGCAATGTAAGATATTATAAAGAAAACTTAAGTGAAAGAAAGATTGTTAATTTCTATAATCTTTTAAAAAATAAAAACCCTCCAACATTTAATATGTAATGTGTTTATATAAATTATGGACGGTTTTGATAAATTTATATTGTTCGTTTTTGTTTTTGGAGTAGGAAGCGCAATATACAATTATTTCATGCAGGAATGTTAAATTTAATTTGTAACTAATTAATATAGAAAAATGAATACGTTCGCCTTTATTTTAGGAATAATTATAGTATTATTGATTTACATTTTATATAAGTTTTTTACACAAAAAGCAACTACTTTAGTTGAAACAAGTAATTTAAATGAAACACAAGACCCTATTACTATTAAAAATAGTCCCACTTCAACAAGATATACTTATGCTGCATGGATTTATATTAATTCTTGGTATAGCAATACTCCAAAAGCAATATTTAAGAGAGAAAACAACATTGAATTAGCTTTTGAAGATAATTCTCCTGTTTTAACTTGTAAAGTAACCACAAATAATACAGATGTAGCTAGTGGTACAAATGCAGCAACTTCTTATGATACTGAAACATTTATAATTACAAATGATTTCCCTCTTCAAAAATGGACTCAAGTAATTGTAAGTGTTGATAACCAATACTTTGATTGCTATATTGATGGTAAGTTAGTAACTTCTGTAAAAATATTGAATCCTGCACAGCCAAGTTCAACCCCGATGAAGTTAGGCGGAGGAAATGCTTTTGATGCATATGCAAATAAATTTCAACACTGGGATGAACCTATTAATCCTCAAACAGCATATGAATCATATAAAGCAGGAAATGGACAAACATCCATGTTCCAAAATCTAGCGAGTTATGGATTAGATTTAACAGTATTAAAAGATAGTGTAGAATTCCAAAGATTTAATATATTTTAAGAAAATCGTTTTGTATTATTAATATATAACGATTATGAATACTCAACCAATTCAACAAAATATACAAGCAACTTCAAATAATATAGAACAAGGTTACAATAGTATGAGAACTTCATTAGAAAATAATTTGAATTCATTTTCTCAAAAGGTAAATGAAAATGCTGAAGCAAGCACAGGTTTTCTATCTAGTAATACTATTGTAGCCAAGTTTGCATTTATCATTTTGATAATTATCATATTTGTTTTATTATTAAATTTAGGAATTATTTTGTTATCAAGAATAAACAGTCCTTCAACAAATCCTTATTTAATTAATGGAATGATAAGTGGTGGAACTCAACGTTCTATTGCACAAGATCCATCTGACAGAAATGCTATTCCTATTTCTAGATCAAATAATGAAAAGACTGGCTTGGAATTCACCTATTCTACATGGATTTATTTAGAAGATATAGGACAAAATGCTGGTAATACACTATTATATAGAAATATTTTTAATAAAGGAGATAATACTTATGATGAGACAACTGGAATAGCATTAAATAATGGTCCTGGTTTATATTTAGAGTCTCCTGATACAACTTCTTCTCCTGAGAAAGCAACATTAAAAGTGATTATGGATACATACGCAGATAACAGAACTGAAATAGAAATTGATAATGTTCCTATTAAAAAATGGGTAAATGTAATAATTAGAGCCCAAAATACAGTTATTGATGTGTATATTAACGGTTCTATTGCTCAACGTGTTATTTTAGAAGAAGTTCCAAAACAAAATTATTATAATATGCATGTAGGACAAAATGGAGGTTTCAGTGGTCAAATATCTAATTTAAGATATTACCAAAAAGCATTGAATATATTTGAAATAAAACAAATATTAGATGAAGGACCTAATTTAAAATCAGATGTTTCTACTTCAGGTTACTATAATTATTTATCTAATTTATGGTATTCTGCTAATTTCTAATCATAATAGCAAATAAAAATGTTATTATGATTTTCTATTTCGTCTTAAAATGTATTTATAAAATTCTTTATCTCGTCTAGGAAAGAAAAATGAGAAAAAATTAAACCAAAAATAATGAGCTCGTAACTCAATTAATGCTGTTTTATACTGTGGTATATATGGATTCCAAAAAGTAAAAATATATTCAATTAAATCATCAGGTAAATTTAAAAGTAAATCCATCTATTTATTTATATATTGATACATTATAATGTCAACAGAAGACGCTTGTCAACAAAGAAAATTATTTTTACAATTTAGTATTCCACCCAGTCGTCTTGAAAAGCAATCACCATATGACGGAACAGTTACGCAAGACCAATTAAATATGAGAAGAAAAGTTGAAATACTAAAATATAAGAATAATAATAGCGGAGGTTCTTCAGGAAGCCAAAAACAAAATTTTGCGAGACTTGCTAGAGGTAATTATAATATAGATAAGATTTCATGCACTGCAGATGCTATCCGTCCTGTTTCAAGTCGTAATTCTAATATACCAGGTCCTGAAGTGTTTTTATATGAAGACCCAAATGTTCCCTTATATAATTATATTCACAATACGAATATTGGTGCTATTGGAAATACAGAGAATGATACACAATGGAGTATATATATTAATACAAACATACCAGCAGCTGCAAACACGCATATGAATTTTGCAACCTTAGTTATTAGAGACGCTATTGCACAGGCATCATTGATATATAAACTTGAAATACCGGTTTCATTTTATATTAGTGGAAGTAGTTTATATACAGATACTAGTGGAAGTTTAATAAATATTTCGGAAATATCACCCTATGTTGTAGCAAAATATAATGGGGAAGAAGTTAGAACAACTAAAGGAACACTTACAAATAATTCACTTAGTGTAAGACTTCACCCAACTACTGATCTTTATACATCAAATGGATTAGATGTATATAATTTTGCTGCAACTATTTTTACAGGATATATAACTTATTCAGATATATTATTATTTACTGCTCCAGGAAATGTTTATACATTGGATTATTATTTTATATCAACAAATAAGTTAGATATATTGACGAATGAAGTTACATATGTCAATTCATCGCAAACAACAGTAATTAACAGTATATATTTTGGTTTAATTATTAATGAAAATTCTGATGCAACACGAATATCACAAACAAATTGTGCTGTAGAAAATACTTCTATTATTGATCTTGACAGTACACGAAGATTTAAAATAGAAGATTCATTAGAAAATAGTTATACAAATAGTTTAACAGCAACATTGATAACATATATAGTTTCTGTAAATACAGGAACAAATAGTTATGGAACAGGAAATAAATATTATATAAATGGTGTATTAAATGGTGCAATAGAATTAACAGTTGGTTATGATTATAAATTTGATTTATCAGATAGTAGTAATGATGGTCATGATATGAAACTTTCTACTACACCTGATGGAATTCATGGAGGTGGAACAGAATATACACAAAATGTAACATATGTTGGGACAGCTGGAACTACAGGAGCTTATTTATATATTAGTGTAGATAGTAGTGTGACATTACCTTTGTATTATTACTGTAATAATCATAGTGGTATGGGTTCAGATGTAGCATCATCAAGTAGTTCATCAGGTGAAACATCAGGTGAAACATCAGGTGAAACATCAGGTGAAACATCAGGTGAAACATCA